TCTTTGTAACTCTTGTTGGTACATAAATTCATCCATCATTTGTTGTTCTCTTGTAAAGTACCATAATCTTGAACCATTATTTTCAATCCAAGTAACGTCAGTTAAATCTTTACCAGTAACTGAACATTTCTTTCTCATTGTAGTTAAGTAGTTCTTATGTGTAGTTGGATAAGAGAAGTTCTCACCTACATCAGCTCCATCAGAACCGTTAGGGAAAGCTGAACCAATAGAAGCTATAATTGCTTCATCAGCAATATCTGCTGGTAAAAGAGCTTGAGCACTAGCGTCAATCATCTCAAATTGAACTATGTAGTCTGTTGCAGCTGCTGAAGATGAAGTGTTTGCAATAGGGTCTGCAACAACTACCGCAGTAGCTCCTGACTGAAATCTAACCATATCCCATTTGTTCAAAAAGTTACCAGTTCTACCAGTAGCTGTTCCATCAGTGATTAAATAAAATACATCACCATTTGCATCTGCGTCATCTATTGTTCCTCCAGTTGCTGTTACAGAAGCAGCCGCTGTAAATGATGTACCATTAGTACCAAAGAATCCTGTGTTGTAAGATGGACGATTGTATCTTCCCATTACTTTCCATTCAAAAGAATTATCTCCTAATACTTTTTCTGAAGCGAATCTTCCTGTTCGCTCTAATAAATACGTTGCTGCATATCTTGGGTATTGCTGAATCAAAGTTCTAGCAATCTCTGGATATTGCATCAAGGCCGTATTCAATGCGTTTTCGGCAGTAGTTCCACTACCATAAACGTCTGTTGATAAATTTGCCATTTTTTTTAAATTTATTAATTAAACATTATTTTACTTTTGCTCAATTAACTTTCAACTATTTTAGACTTTGTCTTACTTTTTGTCTACTCGCTCATGAACGCTTTTGGGTCAAACGCATCCCCTTTCGGTTGATATGGATTACGATTTTTCCCGTTGTTTAGGTTTGGCGATTGTATTTTGTCCATTAAACTCTTACTACCTTCGTTACGCCCTTGAGAACGAAGAATGTCTTTGATTTGGTCTTTATATAGCAGAAACATAGCAACGTCAGCAACATTGGCATGACTTTTCCATAATTCATTCGCCATATCTTTAGTAGCAAATCTATACACCTCTTCCTTCTGTTTTTTTGTTACTTTACCTCCCATGAACCTATCCATTTCTTTTAAGTGACCTTGTAAACCTTCTCTAGCTTCACTTATTTTTTTATTTTTTTCTGCTAAACTTTGTTGTTGTGTAACAGATAAATTTTCTTTAGCTTGTTTTATAGCTCCCTTTATATTTCTTTTTATTTCTCTTCCTTTAATAGCAATCAATCCATTACGTTGCATTTTGTCAACAGTGTCGTCTATTTCAGATTGAGTTAGTCCATCTGCTTTTAATTCTTCTATTACTAATTCTTTATTAGAATAATCTAAATAGTTTTGTAATGTAGAAATTTCTGGACTTGTGACTTCTTCTTCTTGAGTGTCTTGTTCTGTATCTTTACTATTCATAGCTTTCATAGTTTGCCTAATTTCTTCTTTTGATGCGTTAGGCATTCCTAATTGTTTAGCTACTTTCCCCCAGTCTAAATCGTCATCTTCTTCTACTTCTGATTCTGATTTAGCTTCCCAGTCGTATGTTTCTTCTACTTCCGTTTCTTCTTCTTCTTCTTTTGATTGTTTTTCCCATTTCCATCCGTCTTCGTCTGTTACAGGTTCTCCTTTGTCTTCATCTGATTTAGGTATATCTGGTCCTAAATCCCCAGCAGGAGCGTCTGATGCAAACGCTAATGGATTAAATGATTCTGTGTTTTCTTTTGTTTCATTAGAAGCTGATTCACTAGTAACCTCTTCTACTAAGCTTGATTTTTCTTCTGACATATTTATTTAATTTATTTGTTCCCTATTTTGCAAAGATACAAATTATTTTGTAACTTTGTTCTTTGCTCTTAATTTATCCTCCATTGTAGTTGGTGACTCACCAGTAAAACTATTCTTATCTTTTTCAGAATTACTAGTGTCTTTGTTTATTTCATGGTCAGCTAATTTTTTATTAAAGTCTGCGTCTTGTGTAGAGTCATGTATATCTCTCTTGTCTTCAGATTGTAATGTTGCAACCGCCATTCTAGATTCAGCTTGTATTTCCGCCACTTGTATTTTAGTGTCGTTATCCATTTTCTTAAGTTCTGCTTCTGCTTGAAATTTAGCTTGGTCAGCTTCTTGTTGAGCTTGCATTTGTTGCATAACTTGTTGTTGTTGTTCAGCTGCTTGTTCTTTCATTTTATCCATACCTTGTTCTAAAACTTTTTCTGCTTCAGTCATGGTATCTGCTTTTAATACTTTTAAGATGTTTAGTAAGTCAATGTTTCCTGCTTGTAATGCAGACTGAGCTAATTGTTGTACCACTTGTTTCATAGCGTCATCCTTACCGCTGTCTCCTACATAAACACCGTAATCTTGTAAAGCAACTTGAGGCATAATATTTAAAAATTTATAAGCTCCGTCTCCTAATATCATTGCTGCTTTTTTACCTCCAGCCCAAGCTATTTTCATGTTGTTACATAAACTTTCTAAAACTCTTTGTTTTACTTCTGCGTGTGAATAAAACCAAGACTCTGTAATAGTAGATGACTGCACTACACTTCTTTGTACGTTACCTACGTATTCATATTGTTCTACCGCTCCTTCTCTTTGTCTTGTAACTCCAGAAAGTTGACCAGCCATATCTTCTAACATAATCTTTAGATTAATTAACTGTTGTACAGATTGTGATAATGTAAAATCAACTTGTTGAAATTGATTAAAACTACTCACCTGACCACCTTCGTCTTTTGAGTTAATAGGTATGATACCGTCTGTTTTTAAATGATACAATACAGTTTGCATATCCATACCTACGTTTGTTGGTATTTGTGACGTGTCGTATACTACTGCTTTACCACCAGAACGAGCCATAGCTAATTCTATTTGGTATATTACTATATTATATAACATCTGTGTATTAGCTAATATATCTACCATTGAGTTTGGATGTCCCGTAGTGTTACCTTTTATACATCCAATATAAGACAAACTAGTTTTACCTGGGTCATCTACACTTCTAACTTGATTGTCTCTTCTTTTAGCTTTTACTAATATTTTACCACCAATTTTTGTCGCTTCCCATATGTCGTCTACCCACTTAGTTTCTATAGTATCACCTTTTCTTTTTTTGTATGTGTCTCTTACCATTTTTCTAAATGGTCTATCTGGGTCATATTTATTAGGAGATATTTTAAATTTAATAGCTCTTAAGGATTTCCATTCAGCTGTTACTATACGGATACGGTTTTCTTTTCCATGAGCGCTATCCACCCATAGTAATTGATTATTATAGTCACTAATATCTTGACCATAAGAAGTTCTCATTTCATCTAATATAAGTAAATCGTCTTTTGTTAAGTATTCTTTAAACTCGTCATTTATTTCATTAACAGACAACCACCTTTCTTCTCCCACCCAAGCTGCGTCATCTAAATAATCAGAATGTACAGACGTATCATATATTACAGAACGTGGGTCTACCCTTCGCGCGTGAGGGTCTCCGTTTACTATATCTACTTTATAAAATTCTTTACCAGTAACTAATAAATCTCTAAACCCTTCTTTAAATTTATCTTTTAAATTATATCTGTTTAGCACATACTCTAGTCCGTCTTGTGCATTCTCCTCTACCATTTCTCGGTAGTTATATTTCATATATATACCTATGTCATCTGGTACTGGCATTCCCTGGCCTTCATCTGTTATAGGAGCTCCGTATGTTTCTTCAAAATCTTTATGTATATCTTCCAACAATGATTTCATTTCTATAGCAACTTTGTGGTCTAACTTTCTTATTACAGCTTCTTTGTTTATAGTAGACACCTTCATGTCTATAGGTCTTTTCAGTTCTTCACCAACTAATAAATCAATTTTAGGAGTAATAATAGGATAATTAACTAATCTTGCAGGATATGATAATCCGTATTGTTCAGTAATATAAGCGTAGTCACCTTGATTAATATTTCCATTATATATTGAATAATTATTGATGTCTCTTGTTCTTGAGTCTCCATATGAACTTTCGTTATACGACATATAACTAACTATTGAACCTAAAACAGAATTACACCATTCGTCATTCTTTTCTTTTTCTGATACCATCATTGATGGAAATGCACTATACTCTTTACTCATTTTAATTTAATTTTATTGGAGTTCCATTATGACCCCTTGTATAATATTTTAGACCTATGTCTATTGACTCTTGTTTTTCTTCCACTCTCATTCTGTAGTTGTCTATATTATGGATTAAACATATACCAAAAGCCATAGCTCGGTCAGTATTTTGTAGTCCATAATTTGCTAATTCATCTATTAAATCTAAAAACCAAATCTCTTTGATGTTTTCTCTAATATAATCATCTATCAAATCTTCCAATAAAGATTTCACTTGCTTATTCATGTGAACACCATATTGGTTTCTTGTTCTAGAGCCTGGATTATGAGCAGACTCTGGTTTTTCTTTTAAATATTTTAACGCATTCATACGTTTAAAATAATCTAATATACCTATCTTTGTGTATTCTACCAACATTTTACTGTTATAGTAGACTGCTAATTTCAAACATCCGTCCCAAAAATCTTCTTTTTTCTTAGGTCTGTCTGTATATTCAGCGACAACATAATCGCTTGGTATATTTGTATTTGCAAATCTACGATAAATTATTGCACTTCCCAAGGAATCTGACGCTCCTGCTTCATCTTGGTCATAAGAATCTATTCCTCCTATGTCAATTCCTTTATATTCTGGCATTGGATGTGACAGAATTTTAAAGGGTCCAGCAGGGTGAGGCCTCCATAAAACTTTTAATTCTTGGTCGTCACTTAACACCCAATCTAAATATCCTGACTGTATTTGATTCTTATAATCTTTACTTGCAAGTATTCTTGACCTTTGTGCATTAAGCAGAGATATATCAAACCTACTTTCTTTAGTATTTAAGAACGCTTCTTCAATTGTTAAAGGGTAGTTTTGTATATGTAAATTATAAGCTTCGTTATCTCCAGACTTTCTAATCACTTCTCTGTCTTCAGTCAATTTGTCTTTAGCTCCATTAATATCTTCCTTCCCTGTTTGTATATCAAAAAATCCATAGTAAGCTTTTGACGCTGGTATAAACATAGGTATAAGATTGTAAGCGTCATGACTATAATACATATCCATAAAATCTTTAGAAGCTCTAGATATGTCACCACCCGTACCTCCAACAATAGGAACTCCAAATTGTATATCACCATCCATAAAACAAGCTTTAGATGACATGTACGCATTTTTTAAATGTTTAAATTCTCCAGCCTCTTCAAATACCATCAAAGAAGTTCTTTCTCCCTTAAATACTTCTGGATTATCCATTGTTCTACATATAATTGTAGATTGATATCCACCAATTTCCCACTTACCGTCTTTGTTTTTTTGTTTGTAACCTGAACGTAATATACCATCTGTGT